GAAGGTAGTGCGGCTCGTTTTCCGCACGATTTTCACCCTCGGTCACGCACTCGCTGCACTCATCTCTCGCCTCTACCCTATGTATCGACACATTGGGTGGAGGACTTTACTTGTTTCTACTCAGTTTCAACTTTTTCTTGGGTTGGCTCGAAGCCAAAGTAAAACCGTGGCATGTGTTGGAACTCAAGGGAGCCGATCACTTTGTCGGCCTTCCTAGTGACCACGACGAATGGGGCAGCGAACTGCCGTACCTCGTAGTCCTCTTGGAGTTCCTTCGTATCCCATACACGGCCTGCTAATCCTTCTAGCTGTTCCCTGTTCAAGTCTTGCATCTGAGTCTCTCCTTTGTGAAGGGAAGTGAAACAGGAGCATTAGTTGGTTATCCAGCACTGCCTCGTGGCGGCTGCTCCGTAGTGCCTAAGGCGTGACCTGAGGGCTGGGTTTTCTGGCTGGCATTGAGCAACAGAGCTTTGCCGCCGTCAACTTGCTTCACCTCGTCCCACCAGTTCGTGATGGTAGGTCACGCCTCATCTCTCTACCCCATGTATCGTCACATGAGGCTTCTCACTTGAGACTATTCTTCATCAAGTAATGGACATCCGTACTCGTCAACCACGGTGACCCCGTAATCCTTGAGTATCCGACAGGCTCGCTCGTTCGCATTCGCGAAATGATTCCTCGCCAACCGCCGTGGAGTGGGTAAACTCAGGCTTCGGTGAAGATGCAGTGCGAGATGCGTTCCACAAGTCTCGTCGCAAAACTCAATGACCTTCAGGTCACCATCGCTGCCACCCTCGTGCGTTAGCTTGTCGCTAAGCGAGGACCTCCTTGGTTCGCCACACCAACCGGCGAAGCGAACAGGATCAGCAACGGTAATCCATCGTCTAATGATGTCAAACATATCTCTGTCTCCTCTTGGGGAAGTGAATGACCCTCTCAGCTTAGGCCGTGTGGCCGTACAACGAACACCAACGTGAAGGCGGGGTCTCGTTCGTCTGGGGGCGTGATGGTAGTCACGCCCCCCCTAGTTCAGATTGCAGCGTTCTCAGCGATCTTGAGATACATATCCGTAAGGACACGACGTGTGGCGGGGGTGACTGTCTCGGAATCGAAAGTGTTCAAGTCGTCGGGGCCGATGAGACACCAACTGATATCGTTATCGACCAGTGATAGGTCAGACAGACCATTCTGGTCACGATGGCAATTGGGTCGTTCGTCAACCCAATTAGGTGCGCTCATGTCACCCTCGATAGACTCGAAGTAAACCCAAGACTTGTACGGATGCTGCTCCGTTCTCGTGTTGGGCGTCTTCTCGATGATCCCGACAGACCACTCGTCGCCTTCTGCGTCGGTCAACACGACCAGCCATCGGTAGGCTCGTCCGTTGGGGAAGGAGTCCACCCGCACAAGGCGAGTGTCCGCGATCTTGTCCTGAATCTCTAAATCAAGATTACTCATGTAGCTCATCTGAATGTCTCCTGTTAGGGAGGAAGTGATAACAATCGGTTCTCGGCTCTCGGGCCGTCCAGCATCGCCATCCACACTGCTAGGGTGTGGTGGGGGCTTGTCTCTGATGCCTTAGGGCGTCCGTGCCCTCAGTGCTACGCACTGACTCCCAGTTCGGTCAGGTGCTTACAACAGTTGTGGCCTTTGCGGAACTTCCGAAACCGCTGGCTGAAGCACGAGCAGTCAAGCTGCCCACTACTCTTGCGAGTAATGTCGTAGTGCTTCTTGCCATCCGATGATCGGACAGTCGCAATGACCTCACGTTTGTGTGCCATGACTCTGGTCTCCTTTGGGGAAGTGATTGACCCTCTCAGCTTAGGCCGCATGGCCGAACAGTGGACACCACATGAAGGCGGGGTCTTTCGTCCACCTGAGGCGTGATGGTAGTCACGCCTCGTTCTTCTCTACTCGGGGAACTTGATCTGAAGCGGGTTACGCTCAGCGAGGACACTGTCTTCGAGCTTCTTGCGCTTGCGCTCAAGTAGGTCAAGATAAAGCACACCTTCTACGTGCGTGGGGAGTTTCCCCAGCACCTCGATGGCCTCGTCAAGCTGCACAATCTTGCTCTCAAGCTGTTCACTTGCGTTCATGTCTAGTCTCCTTTTGGGGAAGTGAATCGAACCACTCAGCTTAGGCCGTCTTAGCTGTCGCTCAGGCCGTACAACAGCCACCACGTGAAGGCGGGTTCGTTGGCTGTCTGGGGGCTTTCGCCCCCATCTCTCTTGGGGTGTTAGGCCACGGTCGCAGCGTGAAGAATCTCGATGATCATCTTCTGCTGCTTGGCGGTAATCACTGCGGGAATCACAAACGGCTTGGCGTTGACACTGGTGTGCGTCACTGTCGTCAACGGCTCATGGTGATGCGGCGTGTCTACAGTCGGCCCGCTCGCTTCGGCCAGCCTCTTGGCCTCGGCCTTCTTCCTCGCTTGCCTCGCCCGTTTCTTCTGGGCTTTGGTTGGCGTCTTGGTTGGCGTCGGCTTCGCGACCGGCGGCGTGATGGTAGTTCTCGCCTCGGTCGGCTTGGCTGGAGTCTTGCGGGCGGGCTTCTTGTTATCAGCCGCATCGAACATGGCGTTGATCTCAGCTTCGGTCTGCACCGGAGTAACACCAAACACGCTGTTCATCACGCTGTTTATTGCTCCAAACATTGTCCCTGTCTCCTGTAAAGGAAGTGAAAGAAGGACACTCAGCTTAGCCCGTCATCGTTGTCACTCGGGGCGAACAGCAGCACCATCGTGAAGGTGTGTCCGTGCTGCCGGACCAGCGACTTGGTACAATGCTGATTAGCAAAGGACCTAGCCGCTGGCCTCACTTCAAAAGGTGAGACGACCACGGTGGCCGTCTCTAGAGATGAGACACGATTCCAACTGAGTCGCTCAGCCTACTCGCACTCGCCCCTAACCGTGGAACCATTGGCCGGTTGTTGGGCATGGCGTCGCTCGCGCTTTCCGTCGCCAGTGCTGTTGTATCGTGCTGACTGCCCGTCCGTTCGGATCACTGTCCATTGTGGTAGCGACATCCCCCAGCCACACTCGGCTGGTATTTGATAAGGGGCTTTCCACTGGATCGTAGAGCAGCCTGCGGTAGCGACATCCAATCGTTGGGGCTTTCCGCCTCGTCGCGATCCCTCGCTACAATAGTTATCGACAGGCCATGCCCAGCACTTGAGTGATTACGAAAGTATTTTGAGAATTAGTTGGGGCGATGGCTGGGGTGTGGTGTGGTTATCCAAAGCACATGGGCCATCGCTCGCACGCGCGTATCACACCCCACAACGCCACGCAATGCAGCATGGGCACGCGATCACGCCTGAAATAGCCTGAACGCTACATAACTGTATTTATCAGACGTTGCCTTCGGTGGCCTGATGGGACCCGCTCATCGTTATAATCGTTACAACCGCTGTAACCCTCCCCCCGCCCTCTGTCGCGTAGAGAGAAGACTTATGACCCTCGCACCGAATTGGGATTTTGCCATAATGGTGCAAAAGCGTTGAGGGGGGTGTAAGTCAAGGAGAGGTAGTGATGCGTAAGTCCACCTTCGGACGTAGACTTTCCGAGTTCCTGTTCGTGCTGGCAGTTATCTCCGTGGTAGCTGGTTACGCGATAGCCCATGAGCAGACGCTCCCCAAGGACGTACCTGCCTACATGCAGAAGATCAGCGTCACGATCAAGGCGGGGTTCTCTGAGGGCAGTGGGGTGGCGGTAGACCGCAGCGGCACGACGTTCGTATGGACGGCTGGCCACGTCGTGGACGGCTTGCGCAGCACTAGGAAGGTCACGGACCCCAAGACGGGGACCCCCCGCACCATTATCGAGTTTGCCGACGCCAAGATCGTGAAGACGCTTGTGGAGGACGGTCGTACCGTTGGCCACCTCCACTTGGACGCAGAGGTGATCCGTTACTCGAATTCCGACCATGGGCACGACTTAGCGATCCTAAGGGTCCGCAAGAAGGGGGCCATCAAGACGAGTGCCATCTTCTATGACGAGGAGAAGCCTCCGAAGCTGGGGACCCAGCTATTTCACGTGGGAAGCCTACTCGGACAGGTAGGCAGCAATTCGATGACTTCAGGAATCGTGAGTGCCCACGGTAGGTTGATCGGCAAGGTGATCTACGACCAGACGACGGTAACGGCGTTCCCCGGCTCTAGTGGCGGCGGCGTGTACTTGACGGATGGTCGCTATGTGGGGATGCTTGTCCGTGGAGCGGGAGAGGGCTTCAACCTCATTGTTCCCGTAAGGCGTATGCGCACTTGGGCGAAGAGGGCAAAGATGGAATGGGCCTTGGACCCTAGGGTGAAGATGCCGACGGACGACGAGATGAAGAAGCTCCCGATTGAGGATATAGGGGCGGATTTTGGGAGTAAGTAAGTGACTTCGGAAGATTTTGCCCAGCGTCTGAAGGATGATGGTAGGTGGGATGAGTTCAAGGAGTACCGAACTTCTCTAGAGAAGCAGGGGTACTCCAAGAAGGAGTCCTACAAGTACGCCGCATCCGTTTACGGCCCCGACTCGGGTGGGGGTTCGCCCCCCGCCTCCTCTTCCCCCTCAGGGGCGGCCCCCCCCGAGTTGCCGGACAAGTATGCCAAGGGGGGGGTCTTTGAAGGGAAGACCTCCTCCCTGAAGCAGGACTACCAGTGGGTCTACGACAACATTGCGATTGAGGACTTGGACCCCGAGAGTGCCCCCAGTAGCGGGGCGTGGGGGCTGCTACAGTTCGCCCGAAGCGACTCCAAGAGCTTTTACGTCGAGTGGATGAGGATGGTCTCGCGACAGGAGAGTTCTGACGAGGTAATGGAGGGGTTTGCTCAAGATGCCACGCGCTCCACAAATGAGATCGCCTCGATGGTCAGACTCCTCAGGGAAGCTGCTGGTCTCGGAAGTCCCGAAGACACTGGAGGAGAACCTCCTGTTCCGTCAGGAGATTCTCCAAAGGAGCGGAAGCGACAGGGGTCTTCAGCGTGACCTGTGGGACGCCTGTAGCAGGGACATCCTGTTTTGGATCAACGCCTTCGCTTGGACGTACGACCCACGAGTGATCAAGGACGGTCGCAGCCCCAAGCTGCCGTTCATCACGTGGGAGTTTCAAGACAACGCCTTCCTGTGCCTTGACGAGTCCATCGGTGTGACGGACGTGATCGTCGAGAAGAGCCGAGACATGGGGGCGTCGTGGATCTGCCTCACGACGTTCGCCTACCACTGGCTGTTCCGTCCGATGGAGTCTTTCTTGATGGTGAGTAGAAAGGAAGCACTCGTGGACGGCGCGGGTGACAGCCTGTTCTCCCACATCGACTTCATCATCAAGGGACTCCCCGCATGGATGCGTCCCCAGCGGAAGCGGAACAAGCTGAAGCTGATCAACGAGGAGAACGGCAGCAAGATCGAGGGGGAGTCAACCACCGACAACATCGGTCGTGGCGGTCGTCGCACGGCGTTGCTCATCGACGAGTTCGCCGCTTTCGATCAGGGCGGGTGGGATGTACTGAGTGCCACCGCTGACAACACGAACACCCGCCTGTTCAACTCCACCCCCAACGGAACGGCCAATGCGTTCTTCTCCCAGTTGGAGGCGGGGACCCCAAGGATCAGGATGCACTGGTCGGCTCACCCCGAGAAGGGGGCTGGCCTGTACCGGCCCTCTCGTTTGGGCGGCGTGGAGATCATCGACAAGGATTACGTCTTCGACAAGGACTTCGAGTTCAGCGGAGAGGTCCCCAGTGGGGAAGAGGGGTTACGGTCACCTTGGTATGACCGCGAGTGTGTACGACGTAGTCACGCCGTGGAGATTGCCACGCAGCTTGACATTGACTACCAAGGGTCCGCTTACCCGTTCTTTGACCCGCAGACCATGAGGGATCTAAGATTGGAGTTTTGCAGAGAGCCGTCACTTATAGGAGAATTGCGAGTACTGCCGGGGTACGAACCTGAGTTTGTCGAGACCCCAAATGGAATCCTTAGGCTCTGGTGTGAACTCGATGAGAACGGCTTTCCTCCGAGTGATCGCGATTACGTTGTTGGTTGCGATGTGTCTCAGGGTACTGGTGCGAGCGATTCTGCTCTGTCAGTGGGGGATCGTCGTTCGGGCGAGAAAGTGGCAGAGCTTTGTTCTAATCAAATCAGCGCGAATCGCTTTGCGGAGCTATCTGTTGCATTGTGCCGGATGTTCAGAGGCTCTGGCGGAAGAGGTGCTTATCTTATCTGGGAAGCCACGGGACCGGGGCGAACCTTCGGTCGTACCGTAGTGGACGACTGCCGCTACTCGAACATATACTACAAGACTGACGAGACGAGTCTCCGAAGAAAACAGACTGACCGACCGGGGTGGTTCAGCAACTCAGAGGCTAAGAAAGACTTACTGTCTGGGTACAGGGATTCCCTCGTAGCGAAGACATTTATCAATCCATCGTCTAAGGCCCTTAGTCAGGCGTTGGAGTTCATTTACACTACCAGTGGACGCATCGAACACGGTGGGGCGATGAACTCGCCTGACCCTTCGGACTCGGGAGACAACCACGGTGACATCGTCATTGCTGACGCTTTGTGTTGCAAGGTTGTTAGGGAGCGTCAACAGAAGGCCACTAAACGTCACTCGGCTCCTCCCCACGTCATGTCTTTCGCTTGGCGTCGCTTGCAGAGAAAGCGGGACGAGGCCCTAGCAAGGGATGAATGGCAGTGAACCCAAACGACCCTAAACACATGAATCGCCTTCACAAGGCGATGGAGTCTTCCCGACGCAAGCTGGAACCGTTCCGCCGCAGGCACAGGGAATCTATCGAGCAGTACGTGGGCGTCTACTACTCGGATGACGGCGCGACCAAGCCGGTCCACGTCAACCTGATGGAACTGGCCTCCAACATCTACATGCAGAACCTAGCGTCCCGACCTCCGCGAGTTTCTGTGCTTTGCAAGGAACCCAAGTTCCGACCTTACGCTAGGAAGCTGGAGGTCGTCATGAATCAGAAGCTGACCGACTACAAGCTGCACCAAGCGTTGCAGCGTTCGGTTCGGTCGGCCCTGTTCAGTATGGGTGTCGTGAAGGTCGGCCTAGAGTCCCACGGCGACTACACGGTTGACGGCTATGAGTTCAGCCGCACCGAACCGTACGTGGAGTCGGTCCTGCTTGACGACTGGGTCCACGACATGACGGCCCGTGTTGCGGAGGAGGTCTCTTTCGAGGGACACCGATACCGCCTGAACCGAGAACACGCTCTCGACGACAAGAGCTTCCGCAAGAACGTCCGCGAGAAGCTCCGCAGCTTCGAGTCGTCCAACTTCAACGAGTCGGGCGACGAGCGTCTGCACACCCTGTCGCAGGGTTGGTCCGCTCCCGACGACGAACTGAACCCGAGGGTCGAGCTTTGGGAGGTGTACCTCCCCAACGAGAAGTTGCTACTTACCATCATCCCCAACGACGACGGCCCCCCGCTGCGGGTGGTGGACTGGGATGGTCCGCCGGGCGGCCCGTTCCACAAGCTGTTCTTCAACGAGGTGGATGGGCAGACGATGCCGCTTGCCCCGGCCATGCTGTGGCAGGGGTTGCACCGTATCGTCAACGGGCTGTACCGAAAGCTGGACCGTCAGGCTCAGCGGGTGAAGCACATCGGGGTGACCCGTGGCGAGGACAGCGAGGACGCCGAACGTCTCCGCATGGCCAGCGACGGCGAGGTGGTGGCGGTTGATAACCCCGACGCCATTCAGGCCAAGAGCTTCGGCGGCGTTGACCAGAGCAACTTTGCGTTCATGCTCCAGTCCAAGGAGATGTTCTCTTGGCTGAACGGCAACTTGGACGCGCTGGGTGGGCTTGGCCCTCAGGCTGAGACTCTGGGTCAGGACCAGTTGTTGTATGCCTCTGCCAACCAGCGAGTGTCTGGGATGCAGGATCAGGTCTACCTGTTCACCAAGCGGGTCCTGCACGACTTCGGCTACTACCTCTGGGAAAGCCCCACGGAAACGTACGACGCAGAGGTAGAGGTTGGTGGCGGTCTGCCAGCACTTCGGTCACCACTGACCCCAGAGGACAGGGGCGACATCGAATACTTCCAGTACGACATCAACGTCGAGCCGCACTCTATGCAGTACCGGTCACCCGCACAGAGGATGCAGCAGGTGAACCAGTTGATCACTGGTGTATTCATGCCAGCCATGCCGCTACTGATGCAGCAGGGCATGCAGATCAACTTTGCCGAGTTGGCGAAAATGTACAGCAAGTACGCCGATCTCCCCGAGCTTCTTGATATTATCAGGTCAAAGGGTGCTGGGGACATAAACCAGATTCAAGAGGGTGCGGAATCGGATCAGTCCGGTGGACCCAGCACCACACACAATATCAACGAGAGGATATCTAGGCCGGGGTCAACCCCTCAGGGGGCACAGCAGACACTGGTGAACACCCTGATGGGTGGCAACAGCCAGCCTAGTGAGAACGCAGCGGCAACTAGACAAATGACAGGGGTGGGATAATGGCCGGACCTTATGAATCAATGATGCCCACCGACAGGGATGTGCAGTCGTTTGGTGAAAGCTGGGAGCGGCTGAGGACCGGCGTCCCTCGGATGCCGCCCCCCGGCAGTCTTCGGGGTGTCCAGCGATCCATGCAAGCACCGCCTCAGCCGCCGTACCAGAGGCCCGGCTGGTCGCAAGGACCGCCCCCTCTTGCAGAACAGCAGCCACGTCTTGTACCCCCTGCACTTCAGGATAGATACCCCCGCGAGAAGTTCGTGCCGCCGCCGGTCTACTCTCCATTCGCGGACAGGGGGATGGCCCAGTCACCGGGGCCAAGGGCCATGAAGGGCTGGCAAAAGGACTTGGCTGAACGGGAGAAGAAGCACCAGAAGGAAATGAAGAAGCTGCTCAAAGAACAGAAGGCGGCTCAGAAGGAACTGGCCGACCTAGGCAAGGAGATGCAAAAGTTTCGAACCCAGCTATCCGGCGAGCCGGGGAAGCTGACCCCAGACCCAAATGCTAGGCCGATGTTTGGCGGCATGATGGACCCGCCGCCGCCTCCGTTGCCCCGACTCGTGCCACCCAGCGCACAGGGCCAGTATCCGATGGACCCGCCGCCGCCTCCGATGCCGAGACTTGTCCCTCCGGCCTACCAGTCGCCCCCGCCCCCGCCGATGGCTAGGGACATCCCTCCGAGTCAGGGTTGGCGTCCGACCCAGCCTCAGGCTCCACCGCAGGCTCCACCGCAGGCCCCGCCGCAGGTTCCGTTCCAGCCTGTGCGACGACCCCCTTCAGCCGTGCGTCAGCAGATGGCGTTCCCGTATAGAGGATACCGTTAGGAGACAACGATGCCCCAGCCAGCACCAGCTTGGCCGTCACAAGGTCAGCCACGCCCACCACACCAAGCACCCCAGCCCCCCGGCGGCGCACGAATCTCCGACATGGAGATGCGTGGCCGTCTTGAGGAGATGAACCACAGGCGTTGGCTCATGGACCGTGGCGGCGACGACCCCGGCTTCTCTTGGGCCAAGGACGAGCCGATGAACTGGAGGGAACGGTTCAAGAGGAAGGCGGTGAATCACGTCATCCAAAACAAGATGAAGAAGCTAAAAAAGAAGATGGACAAGGCGTCCGAAAAGCTCTTCCGCATTGCCAACCAGATGAAGGGTCCACACCAGTTTCATTCGGCCACGGGGGTTGACTACATGAGCATGTACCAGCCCACCGCTGGGGTGGCACACACACAGCCAACGCAGGGGACAGCTAGGGTTTCGGCTAACAGGCCGCTACCGTCTCAGGCCCCATACGACTCGGGCTTCGCCCGTGCTGCTGCCAACCGACCTCTTTCTCTGGAGCGACAGCCGCTCCCGACAACGACGGTTCCTCGGGGGAGCATGGGTATGCAGCAGTTCCCCCCGCCACCGCAGCCGCCTCCGCAGCCGCCACCGATCCCCGGTGCTGGGTACAGCATCCCAACGCCTTGGCAGAGATAGACCGTGGGTGTAGTTTACAGGGTCAATGGAAAAGAGGTCCCCCGCAAGGAGTTCATCAAGGACTCCAAGGGGGCCGGTAACATCAAGCGTTCGTGGGAGTCTGGCAAGGTCATCAAGTCCGAGGGGTCCGCTGTTCACCCTGTTGACAGGGACGCAGCTATTGCCCACGCAAAGAAGCATGGGGTCCCCACTCACTTCGACAGCTTGGGAAGACCGCACTTCCGAAGCCTGAGACACCAGACTGACTTTCTGCGGAAGATAGGGATGCACAACAGAGACGGCATCCACTAACAGGGAGAGGAAACATGGCTGAAGAAAAGGCTGAGCAGGAACAGGTACAAGAGGTCGATGCTGACAACTTCGTAACGGACGAAGAGGTTCAGGAACTAATCGACGAGGGCGACGAGTACGTGGATGAAGAGCCGCCTGCTGTGGTGGTTCAGGAAGAGGAAGAGGAGGAGTCAGAGATAGACGACTCCGTCCAAGATGACGGAGGGGAAGGCGGCGGGGTCGATCAACCGGTGGACGCCCCACCTCCAGCAGACCTCAACCAGTGGAACGAGAGTCACTTCGAGTGGGGCAGATACCTCAACCTCAGCAGGGACGAGGTAATGAACTTCGCCGGGGGGTCCAGAGCTTTCGAGAGGATGGTCGGGAGCGTGTCCTCCATGCCCCAACAGCATGATGGTATGGTGGACAACCCGTTCGCGGTGGACCTCGGGGAAGACTTTGATGATGAAGGTCTGTCAAAAGTGAACGACCATTACGCTGGTGTAACAGAACAAATGATGTCGGAGATTGAGCAGCTAAAGCGTATAAACGTGGACTTGCAGAGGCAGGAGAAGCAGAGACTTGCCAAGGTGAGTGCTGACGAGTTCGACTCAATCTGCGATACTATGGACGAAGCAATGTTCGGTCGTGGGTCCTATGATGATCTAGGTCCCGATGTACAGCCGAACAGAAAGTCCTTGGCGAATGCAGTTTCTCGTCTTGGTCATGGATACGCTGCACGGGGCGAAACGGTCCCCCAAATGCGGCAACTGGTGAAGGAAGCCTTTGGGGCGACCTTCGGTGGAACTATCGAAAACCAAGCAATCAGAAAGGTTTCGGAGAAGTCCCGAAAGCTGGGTTCCCAGACGACGGCCAAGCCGACGCACAAGGACCCAGAACCTCTCTCTGCTGAACAGAAGGCGGTGCAAGCTGCCTACGAGTGGCAGAAGGAGAAGGGTTGGATCTGAAAACAATAAACCATGGCGTACCAAATTGCATCTGACCTCACCAATGTCTCGTCTGTGCGAGACAACAGTGACTACATCGACCTGATCATCTCGACGTTGAAGAACTTCGAGAAGCTGACGTGGACGGACCTCGTAACGTCCCTCCAGAAGCACACTGCCATGCCCGAGCTTCTTCGTAAGAAGCGGGTCGAGTTCGGTAGTGGCTACGGTCATCAGTTCAATGTACGTCTGTACAGCAACAACGCTGCACGGAACGTGAAGTTGAACGAGGAAGACAACCCGACGACAGCCGACGTGCTGGACACGGGTCAGGTTGGCTGGCGTCACAGTGAGACGCACTGGGCCATCGAAGAGCGGATCATTGCGATGAACCGTGAACCGAACCGCCTTGTTGACCTGTTGAAGGTTTCGCGTATCGACGCGATGACCTCGTTGGCCGAGTTGATGGAGACGAACTTCTGGGGCGAGCCTCCGTCAAACTCTGACGAACTCGTTCCCCTTGGACTCAAGTACTGGATCTCCAAGGATGACGGGAGTTCCCCCGAAACCGGCCCCCCGGCCACGGCTGGCTTCAAGGGCCACTTGCCTGTTTCCGACGCCAACGTGGACGCCGGTCACACCAAGGTCGGCGGCCTCGCTCCCGGTGTTGGCGAAGATGATGTCAACGTGAAGAGCAAGTGGCGCAACTGGGTTGGCAAGTACACGAATGTCTCAAAGAGCGATCTCATCCGTAAGATGAGGGAAGCATCTGTGAAGACGTTCTTCAAGCCGCCCGTCGATGGACCTTTCTCCAACAAGAGCATTGACCATGCGTACTACACCACGTACGCAGTGATCTCAAAGATGGAAGAAATTTTGGAATCGCAAAACGATAATCTGGGCAACGATGTAGCTAGCAAGGATGGCCTTGTTCAGTTCCGCCGAAACCCCCTTATCTGGGTTCCGAAAATCGACGGAGACGTGTACGCATCCGGTGCGAACAAAGAGGTCGACGCTGTGTTTGGCGTGAACTGGAACAACTTCAAACCTATTTTCCTCCGAGGAGAATACATGAAGGAAAGCAAGGTCTCGCCGCACCCGTTGCATCACCGTACTATTACCCAGTATGTTGACTGCACCTATAACTTCTTCTGTAATGACCGTCGTAGCCAATTTGTGTTGGCTAAGGGTTAGGAGAAGTAGTCCTTTCATGGCCCCCACCTCAGCCATCGCTGCCATGCGGGGTGGGGGCCACTGATACTGGCAGCATCAAAAGGAACTGAGTTATGGTTATGCAACACAAGGGAATCACACCTGTAGCGGGACGGCTTTCTCCGGCTGTCTGGGGAAACTTCCCAGTCAAAAGCTGCTTGGCACGTCAGGGTGGTGCGTTCTTCAACTACCACATTGACGACTTCGCCACTGACGCCGCTCTCGTCCCCGCCGACGACAACCGTATCGGTGGAGAGGCGTCGTTGGCCGTCACCGTTGACACGGGAATGGTCCTCACCTGTGGCGGCACTGCAAACGACGGTGCTGTTCTCGCCGGTCTGACGAAGATCGACTCCTCCAAGAGGTTTGCCATCGAGGGTTCGCTTAACATCGACAGCGTTGCGGACAGCGACAACGCCCTGTTCTTGGGTCTTGCCTTAAATCGGGACGGTGACTTCTTGGATGATGACGAGGACGGTGATGGAGCCATCCAAGCCAGCACGGTTGGTGCGTATGTCCAGCGGGGCAAGGCTGGAGATGAAGTCGATTCTGACGGCGGCGTGATTACTGCTGCCGAAATCCTGCTGGCGACCCGAGGTTCTTCTGGGTCGGCCAGAATCAAGAAGTCGGGACAAGTCGTCGCGGCAACAGAGGCAACGAAGATCGGCCTGTTGCACAAGGGCGACGGGTTGATTCGCCTGTTCGTGGACGACACCTTGGTCCTCAAGGAAGCCCTCCCCGCCGCGACGGTAGACGCCTACCCGATGGTCGGGGTCAAGGCTCAGGTCGTTTCGCCGGTCCTGTCACTCGGCCTGTTCTTCGCAGCAGGAGTTGTTGACTGATAGCCCAAGGGACTTGCCTCCCTTTCAGCCCGCACGGGGTTGGGGTTTCCCGCAACCCCCGCCCCGTGCGTTTTTATATAGGGGTCAAAGATGACTTATGAAGGCGACCGCCTCACAGTTGACTTCGCTGAGCTAAAGGGTCAGGTGGCCCATTATCTGTACGGCGGTGGCCTCGACGTTACCCTCAACACAACCGCCCCTGCCACCGACGACGCCTCGTCGTTCACGAGCCTCCAGTCTGCCGAGAAGGAAGTCGTGAAGGCGGTGGTCCGCTCCGGCCTTCGCGGGTTCTATAACCCGCCCCCTCTCCGAAAGCGAAAGGCCCACAAGTGGACCTTCTTGGAGAAGACTAACGTCATTGCCCTGAACCCGCCCTACACCAATGCGAACTCTAGCACGGCGACCTACGACCACACGGGCAACGCTAACGGGGAGAACCTGATTGAGATAACTAGGTTCGCCGCGACACTGGGAGAATCCGACCCTGCCGTCATCACGACGGCAACCGCCCACGGGTTCGCCGTGGACGAGAAGGTGAACCTTCAGGAGTTTGCACTGTCCGCAGGGGATATAAACGGGAACGCCTTGGTGAAGGAGGTCCTGTCAACCACGACCTTCTCGATCAAGGAGACAACCGCCCCATTCAACGACATTGACACGGACCCCCCGCCCTCTGTCACAGACTCCGACGGGTATGTTTACAAGACCCTGCCAGACTGGGCGGCATCCGGTCTGCTGGAGATTTCCGGCGTCAGCTACGACATCGCCTCCGTGTCTGGGCACAGGATAACCCTCGACGCCAGCAACAACCCCGGCTCCGACATCTCCCCCGCTGCGGCCTTCCGCATCCACCAAGACGACTACATCCTCCCAGACGACTTCGGTCGCCTCATCGGGCCGGTGACGTACGTCGAGAAGGAGAACTCTTGGCACTCGGTTGAGATCGTGGGCGAGGGACGGATCAGGGAGCTTCGCCAGAGGGACTACATCGGCACGAACTCCTCCAAGCCACAGGTTGCTGCCATTCGCGTGGTCAACGACGGGGTCAGTGGAGACGTACACAGTGGCGGGACCACAGACTCGACCGCTGGGAACATGGCCACGCTTGGCACTCACAAGAAGATAATGTTCTGGCCAGCCGTCTCTGGGAACTACGTCCTCAACTACAAGTACAGGCTTCGTCCTCAGGACATTACCGGTGCTGGCGGTGACGACCAGAAGTTCCCCTATGGGGCCAGTGACCACTCGGAGACAATCCTGTATGCTTGTCTGGCAGAGGCTGAGAGACGGCTTGACGAGAGACAGGGGGTTTACTACCAAAGGTTCATCGAGTCACTTGCATCGTCCATAGACTTGGACAGCAGGACGGGGAAAGCCCACAGTCTGGGTTACAATGGTGACGGCTCAGACGTTGGGTCTGTATTTGGACGGGAGTACCTGTTCGGTTCCCGCATACGGCACAAGAACTTCTCTGGAACATTTACTGATTAGGGAGAGAGTCATGACTGGACGACACAGGGCGCACGATGCTTCTGGGGTGTTTCTTGCTGACGAGTTCGGGAACATCGTTCTTGAAATAGGCCAGACGGTCCCCACGGGCGGCGGCTACGTCAAGGGTGGATTGTTCATTGACGACGACGCTGCATCCGGCACGGCCATGTACGTGAACCAAGGCACGGTTGATTCTTCGACCTTCAACGAAGTCACCAGCACGAATGCCATTGCCTCGACCGCCGGAACCACCACCTTGGCTGATGCGTGTAATCTGGCTCTGAACACCTCGACCGGCACGAAGATTGGCACGGCGGCTGGTCAGAAGCTGGGTTTCTGGGGTGCAGCCCCTGTCGCTCAGGCTTCTCACATTGCCAACCCCGACTCAACCATCATCGCCAACAACGCCGCAATCGACGCCATCCTTGTTGTCCTAGAGAATGCTGGTCTCACCGCCACGTCCTAACCACAAAGGAGCCTGACGATGACAGCTATCCTTAGGGATGCTAATACGGTCACGTGCGTGGTCAGTGACGCAGAGGCGGACTCCACCTCCATAGACTTCAGGGACTTCTCCAGTGGGATCATCGTGTTCGTGGCTGTACCGGAAGGACCGGTCAGGGTCTACGTCTCGACCGACAACATATCCTTCTTCGCTCTGGCTGATAGCGCGGGGACCGATGTGGCACTGGTCGATGTCGAAGCTAATGAAGCGATTGCCTTTCCTGATGAGGTGTTTGCTGCCCACTACGTGAAGTTTGTAGACGCCGTGGCTGATCCGATCAAAGCCGATCAAACCTGCACGGTCCTCCTGAAAGGCTAACGATGTCGAAGCGGGCTATCTATATGGGTGGCAAGCGGACGGTCGTGGCCGTGGCCGAGGAGTCTGGCGGCACGTTCGGACCCTTGGTGGCCACCAACGATTGGAAAGTGTCAGAGTACACGGCGGGCGGAATGGGAGGGCCTGACTTTGTTGCCGACCCTTCCACGGCTGGCATTGGCGACGAAGCCGCAGGGATGAAGGGTAACCTGACGTACGCAATGATGTGGGAGCTAGACGACATTGCTTCGTCTGCGACAATCGTATCGGCCACGCTGAAAGTCACCACGACAGACAGCGGCGGCAACGAGAACGCCGTTTGGTACATAGGGACCGAGGCGGGGATCGACACGTCGGAACCAGCGGACGCTTCTGCCGCCGACACCGCAGTGAACAGGAGCGGCGGGACATGGAGCGCGGCGGGGATAACACCGTCGGCCCACGACACGCAATACTCAATCGACTTCAAGGATGAGATCGAGGCCATCATCGCTCGTGGCTCGTGGGCGGAAGGTGGCACGATCACCCTCTTCATTTCCGGCGACACACTGTCGTCCATGGAACAGGCGACAGTAGAAACAATAGCCGCCTCGGCTTCTGCGGACAAACCGAGTCTTACAGTTGTCTATAGCTGACGGGACGGAGTTCATGGATGGCCAGACCACAACAGAAGGTTGTCTTTCCCTTCCCAATAACCGGCGTTACAGAGCTTGGCCCGTACGAGGGACAGCCTGAACGGTCAACCCCATACGCCAAGAACGTCAGGGGTTTCGCTTGGGTAGACAACAACGGGACCCCAGAGCGGGGCCGTTTAGGTGGTGGCCAGCGACCGGGGATCAGGAACTACCACCCCGCTGGCAACAAGGCCAAGGCGGGCACTGTCACGGGTGCTGGCATCCAAGACATCAACCACATCTCCAGCGACTCCATCGAGCTACTCAGCGGCAGGGACGAAGAGGTCCACAGAACGGCTACATACGTCTCGGTCAAAGGCGTGGAGATCGCGGCAACCGAAGCTCCCAGTGGCAACATGACGAATCGCCGTGTTGCCGGTTGCGTTTGGGACGACGAGAACAACCTGTACGTGGCCGTTATCAATGAGGTAGCTAGCCCTTTGGTTGACGAGCAAATCCAGCTAGTCAAGTACGCATACACCGACACGACCGACCCGCTAGACGGGACTCTCGACACATGGAAGGCCCAGTGGACCTCCAACGTGCTGAGTGCCACCAACATCGGAAACGGTGTGGGCGATGATCCAACCGGATGGGTGTGGGTGTTACAGGGGATCGCTTGGTACGGGAAGTACGTCTATCTCCGTCTGTTGTACGACAAGTCCAGTGCGACCCCCTCCGAGGACCCCAACCCCTCAGAGAGGGTGGTCCGTATCGAATCTGGGTTCGGCTCCCTGACCGGGGGCGGCGGCACACCAAACGCCACCAACCCCGACAGGGGTCCTGTCATAGACAACGACTTTATAAACGACAGGCGAGGTGCGTCGCCTGAGGGTCTCGGCTACAAGGGGTGGAAGCCCGCCACCGTTGCCATACAGGGCAATGGTCTGGCCATCTCCAAGGGCCGTCTTGCGATACTTTCAACGGACGGCGGGGACCTGACTGTATGGCAGAAGATGGTCGAGACTGGCGAAACGGTTGTCGTGCCTGACGGCGACACATCGGGCCTCGAAGGTACGGGAACCGCCGTGGCCCGAGAGATATGCGGCGACTCCGGCGGGAACTTCTGGGTGGCTGGTTCCACGGGCGACAAAGCGGCTCTCTTCAGGGTTGCCCAAGACGGGACGACAATTGCCCAGACAAACAGCGTGATAGGCAACAGGCCGGATACCGTTTGCTTCGACCCCATCTCCAACAGGGTCCACATAGCTGGCGGTGCTACGCTGCTTGGCCTTAAGAGCGACAAGAACGCAGCAACCGGCACGGTGACGATAACCAGTTTCGCCAATGTGGGGTCCAGTGACAGCATCACTCTGGTGGATACAACAAGCACCAGCCACACCTTTGTGGCG